CTCTTCCACGCCGCCGCACACGATGTCCCGGATATGGGCCAGGAAGAGCGAACAGTCGCCCGCGCGGGCCTCGCAACCGAACCCTCGCCAGAGGTTGTATGCGCCGGACACGTCTCGGCCAGGAGCGAAGACGATGGTTTCGTACTGACGCCGCTGCGGGTGACGCAGCCACCACTCCCCCGCAGGCATCTCAATGTCGCCGACGATGTTGCCCTTCTTGTCCTTCTTCTGGCCCATGTTGACCATGCGGTTCATGTAGCGGTTGCGGAAGTGGTCGAAGCCCTGCTTCACCAGACTGTACCGCTCCAGGATCAGGTCAAACTGCTCTTCGATGACGAAGCACTTACCGCCCTGGCTGCCGATGACCGCGTGCTTGTCGTTGAACTCGCGGAGCGTCGGGTCCACTGCCTCTTCCTGGGCACGCTCAATCTGACGCAGGGCGTAACGCTCCGCGCCGCTGCCCTTCTCCAGCACCGACTCGCTGATGCGGAAGTCGGGATCGGTGATGACAGAGTAGATCGTGTCTTCGTCGATCCCCGCTCGGGTGAGTTCGCATACCACCCAGAAGAGCATCTCGCTCCGGCTCGGGAAGTGGTTTGGGTCGTCGGGGTTGCAGCCCTGAACGATGTAGACCTTCACCGAGTCCTTCACCTTGTCGCCGAGTTCATCGACGTGGGCGAGGCGCTTGATGTTCGCAGGGGCCTTGATTCGCGGCGCGGTGTTGATGCCGGGATTCGTGGTCGTTCCTGCTGGGCCTGCTGACTGCACCTCCGGGGCCTTGACGAACTGCTTGATGTCGTAGGTGCGATCATCGTGCCACTCAATCAGTTCGGACAGTGCCGCCTTACGACCCTTCTTCTGCTTCTTGGCGTCAGGCTCATTGATCGTCCCAGGCACTCGCATGATGCGGCTGACATCATGGCAGTTGTCAGCGCCGAGGATGCGTTCGATCTGAAGGTTGTAGAGTTTGGCGTCCTCAGCAGCCTCCAGCACACCACCGATGTCGATGGGTTCCGACAGACGCCAGTATGCCTGATAGCCGCCGCCGGAGTAGACAATGCACGTCGGCTTGGGCAGGCCACCCGGCGGGTCGCGCAACAGCGACAGGATGCGAGCCTGCTCCTGGGCGATGTCCTCGTTCGCCCGAGGGTCAACATCGACGTGCAGCCAGTGGACCGCCTTGATGTCCGTTCGCTCCAACTTCTTCGTCGCCGGTGCCATCGGCTCGCCGACGCTGAAGTAGATGTTCGCGGGCATCTTGCCGCACGCCGCGATCCACTTCAGGAACTCGGCCTTCTGGTCAGACTTGAACGTTTCTGTGGGAATCTGCTTCTTGTCGAGGCTGATTCCAGTGATGACGACAAGGCGTCCGGGGTGGAACCTCTCCAAGAACTGCCACGAAGCCTCATAGTTCGGCTGGAGACTCATTCGTGATCCTCCATGTATCGAACCAGAGATCGAAGTTCTTCCACGGAAGCATCTGACTTCAGCGCATTGGCTCGGAAACTGATGACTCGAACGTTGCTGGGTGTGTAGCCCTGATTATTGTCCACGCGATCAAGTGTGAAAGACTGAGGGTCACGCACAAACTGTCCCGGTCGAAGTGGGATTCCGAGGACCGGACAGTGTGAGGGTAGTGGCAGTATGTCCTGCTCGGTGATGCTGAACTCAATGTTCTTCCGACGTGCTCTGGCTGATGCCTGCTGAATCAGATAGCGGGCCGGATGGTTTCTCCGATAGGCTTTAGCCTTCTTGCGGTACATATCCCTGTACCGCATGTAGTGGTCGTGGTTGGTGCTACTCATGCTTTCCTCCGAGAGCCATCACCAACCCCGTGTCTCTCAGCGCCTTCTGCAACTCTTCGGCACTCGGCTTGGTGGGCCAAACGTGGCTTGCTAGGGCCAGCGTGTCCGCCACGTTCACTCTGCCCAGGTGCTCCGCCGCAGTTCGCCCGACGATCAGCACCCACTGCTCGCCCAGGAGGAGGAGCACCCAGCACGCGCCGCCGAAGTAGGCCCGGCGGGTGAGCCAAGCACGCTGCTCCGGGGTGAAGTGGTCAAGCCTCAGCACGGTGCCTGCTCGCTTCGGCATGTCCTCGGGCCGAATCTGCTTCAGTTCGATCCACCCGAGGATGCAGTTCACGTCCGGCGTGCCGGGATTGACAGCGTTCTCCACGCGGACGGGATCAAGTCCTGCCAGCAGTGGTCGCACGCGGTCCCAGAAGTTGGACTCGCGCTTGCGTGCCAATCACTTCCTCCTGATGAATGCTCGCAGGTTGGCGTCGATCGGCGACAGGTCCATCGCAGCCACGGCATCGTCGGTGAATGGCTCCCAGGTCGTGGCGTCCACCACGCAGAGGCCAACCCATCGGGCCAGGGCCAGTTCCGCGAGAGCGCCGGTTGACTTCTCCCACCCCGGCAGTAGGGCGATGCCGTCGCCGTTCTCTGCCTTCAGCGCCAGGATCGCCGCACAGTCACGATTGGCGAAGCGTCGCTGGTTCTCCGGCGTGTTGATCTCCTCCAGCACGTCGTTCTCGGTGTGGCCGAGTTCTCGATCCATGTCCGCCGGGGACATGACGCCGAACCCCCTGGCCCGTCCAGCGTCCCGTGCCGCGTCAAACGCTGGGAAGTTGAACTTCGGGTACCCCCGCATGGGGCCGGACAGGTAGAACCTTCGCATCGTGGAACTCCTCTGGCTCGATTGTACCTGTCTCATACAGGTCGGGCAACCAGGGCCGCAGTACGGGTGGCCGTAGTCTGTCATCCCATGCTCCCGCCCCAAGAGGGGCCAATCTCAACGTCTACACGCATCGGCACCGTCAACACAACGGCGTTGCGCATGATCTCGCCCATCTGCTGGCCTTCGGCCTCGTCTCGCACGCTCGCGTCCACCTCGTCGTGGACCTGCAACTGAAGGAAGTGTCCGGCCTCATCCAGATCAATGACAGCCTTCTTCGTCTGGTCGGCGCTCGAACCCTGGATGAGTCGGTTGAGGCCCTTATGCGCCCAGTCGTACCGCTCTTCTTTCCGCGTGACCGGGTTGGTCGTCGGGAACTCCTTCAGCGGGAAGTGAATCTTCCGCCCCAGCAGTGTCTTGATGTAGCCTCGCGCTTGGATCGCGTCTTGAATCTTGTAGTTCAGGTCACGAATGAATGGAGCGCCGTCATGGAACGCTCGGAAGAGAGCCTCCCCCTCCGGCCCGGCCATCTCCCTGAGTTTGCCGTCACGTCCCGGCTTCCAGACCGTGGGCAACTTCAAGGTCCGGCACAACTTCGCACCACCCATCGAGTACGAAAGCCCGAGGTAGATCACCTTGGTCTGCTTACGCTCTGTCTTGGTCATCGCCGACAGGCCGTCGTAGGTGTCGGCCTTCGGGTTCGTGCGGTACATATCGCCGAAGTCTTTAGCCTTGCGGCACTTCGTCGCCTCGGCGTAGTGCGTCAGGACGCGAGGCTCCTGCTGGCTGAAGTCGCACGCCGCCCACAGCATCCCAGGCTCGGGGATGTAGATGCTTCGCCACAGTTTGGCGAACTCTGGGTCGCGGGCAGGCTGCTGCTGGATGTTCGGATCGCAGGATGACAGCCGACCGTACCGAGCACCCTTCTCATCCTCAGCGCCCTCGATCTCCGAGTCCTGGGCGGACGCGCCCCGCAACTGGTTGAATGACGCATGGATGCGACCGTTCGTCATATGCTCGCGGATCGAGGCGACGAAGGTGTTCCGCAACTTGTAGAGCCGCCTCGCTCGGGCCAGGGCCTTGCCCACCGGATGGTCGATCTTGTCCAGCAGGTCTTTGTCGATCGACGGTTTGCCCAGAGAGGTTGTGTCCAGGCGGACACCGACTGATTCCAGCACAGGGGCCACAGCCCCAGGCTTCATCACGTCATCCATCACCAGTGATCGGCCTGTGTGGTGCTTCACTTCCGCCAGAGACTTCGCACACTCAGCGGTGGCGAAGTCCTCAACTCGCTGGAGGTGTGGCTGGTCGATGAGCACACCGCGCCGACGCATCTTCAGCAGCACGGGGAGAAGCCGTGATTCCAGGTCGAAGATTGCCTGGATGTCTTCCTTGGCAATGTCCTCTTCCTGCTGCCGAAGAATCGCCAGCGGCAGTTCGGCGTCACCGATCGCATAGCCTGAGACGTGGCGTCCCGGCAACTTCCAGAGTTCAGTCTTCGGGTCCACGCCCCAATCCTGAGCGGCCCTACGAAGTTGTTCCTCGTTCTTACCTTGGAGTCCGCGTCGCTGAGCGATGTTCTCCAGCGAGTATGAGTCGTGCAACTCCCAGATCAGAGGATCGGCCACCTGCACGTCACGGAACCACTCCGGCTTGAAGTTGATGCCTTCCTCAGCCAGGAAGTCCAGATCGTACTGGAGGTTCGCGCCGACGATCGTTCCCTTGAATGCGGCAGCCTGATCGCGCAGATACTGGATCGCAGCCTCGGGGTTGGCCACGTTGTCTCCGGCGGCATGTCGAAGCGGGATATAGAACGACGGCCCGCCCTCGATAGCGAAGGAGTAGCCGACGATGTACGCTCCGCGACGGACTCCCGGCCCGAACTTCTTCAGTAGATCATCACGAGTCTCAACGTCGATCGAGACACGGCCATGCGTCGGCCAAGCCGGAAGCGACGACAGTTCCGGCGGCGACCACGGCTTCTCCAGCGTGTGCCACAGCGGAACCTGAACGTCGTTGCGACCCATCTTGGCTGATGCTTTCGCCATTATTCGCCGCCCTTCTCAGCATGGTCAATCCACGCCAGACAGAGCCTTCGCCAATCCTCCGCAGCACAGCGGACCACGGCACAGCGGGCCTGCTCGAACCGCCGGAACCCGCGATCCTCGTCAGCCAGGATGCGGTTCGCCTGAACCATAGGCACGACGACCGTTCGCAGCAAGGGGTCGCGGAGGCCCAGGGGCGGCTGGATGCCCTGGGAGATCATCTCGGCCTCAGCCTGCCACTCCGCTGAGTCTCCCTTCAGGGACGACAGCGGAAGCCTCCCCGTCCCGCCGCACGCGGCGCAGGAGTCCCCTGGGCAGGGGCTACACTCCAGCGCCGCGTGCGCATCGCTCCCCTGGGCGTTGAGCCGCAGGACTTCGAGCATGACGGGGAAGGGGTTCATCGGCTGGCTGTGGCGCGAACCTTGAAGCGGCGACGGTTGGTCAACTGCTGGATGCGGCCCAGGGACTTGTGGCCCCGGCTCGCGTGGTCAGGCAGTTCACGAAGCGGAGCGGGAGTCATGGCCAACCGCAGCGACTGGATGTCGGCGGATTCCGTCACGCCCAGGTGACGGGCCACGGAGTTGAGGCGCTCGGAACGCTGTGCGGGGTTGACGACGTGGGGGTTGAACTTCATACCGGAATCTCCTGATACTTCTTTCGGCGTCCGCCACCACTGCGGTTGCGGCTCTTCCGAATCATGTCCTGGATGTTCTCTAACTGCGTGCCGAGTTCCAGGTGCCTCGGGTTGCAGCATGTCGGGTTATCACAAGTGTGCATGACGGCGAGCCTGTCCGTGAGGTAGTCCACAGGGAAGCCGCGAGCGAGGCACCACGCCACGCGATGAGCATAGAAGCGACGCTTACGCAGAGCGAAGCGGCCATACCAGCCAAGTGCTTTCGCACCCGTTCTGCACGCCTGCCAGTTCCAGCACTCATCGTCACCTGCCTTCTGAACCTTGGCCCAGAATCGAGCCTGCTCTTGATCGGTAGCCTGAATCATCGCAGTACCACCGTGACACGCTCTGCGGCGCGAGTGATGGCGGTGTAGAGCCAACGATCGCGGTGTTCACGGAACGAAGCCGACTCATCGAGAATGAGCACGCTGTCCCACTGCGAACCCTGAGCCTTGTGGGTGGTGAGAGCATAGCCGAAGTCGAAGGACTGTGCCTCCTTCATCTCGTAGAAGGACGGCTCCCCGCCCAGGAAGAACTGCTCGTGGGCGACGCACTGCATCGGCACGCCCACGCCGTCAGCCGGTTCGATGTCCAGCAGCACGCGCTGAGCATACGGTGGTTCGGCCCGCGTGACTCGCCAGAGAGAGCCGTTCAGGAGGCCCAGGTCATGGTTGTTGCGGAGGCAGACCAGTCGATCGCCAGCCACGGGCGTCGGGATCGAGTCGCGCCCAAGGATGCGGCGGAACTCTCCATTGACGGCCTTGCGTGTCTTGTTCGTGCCGACCAGCATCTGGTCGTGGTTGGTGTATAAGCCCTTGCCTGCGGAAGAGACGTGGATCACACGGCTCTCGCCGTACTCACCCACCTCCAGCGACCGACCTTCATGGATGCGCGTCGCAAGGTCGATGATGGGGTTGTCTCGGGCCTGCCGGTGAATCTCGGTCAAGAGCACGTCAGGCCGGGCCTCGGTGAAGTAGCCACTGCCTTTCACGGGCGGCAACTGAGCCGGATCGCCCAGCACGAGAACCTTCACGCCGAAGGACAGCAGGTCTTGGGCCATCTCATCGCCGACCATCGAGCACTCGTCCACCACCAGCAGGTCAGCGTCCCGCAGCGGCGTCTCTTCCTTCAACTCGAAGATCGGTTTGCGGCACGCCTTCTTCTCGGCCTCGATGTCGGCCTTGATGCGCCGCACGTTCTCGTTGTTGTCGATGAAGGTGCTGGGCACGTTCTCGCCCTCGGCCCGGCGCTCCGCAGCCTCGATGCTGAGGTGCTCAACCAACTCATCCAGTTGCCGCTTCAGGTCGTCGATGCGGTAGGTGCCGCGATCTCGCGGCTGGTAGATGAGCGAGTGGATGGTGCTTGCACCGCCGCAGCCCTTCGACCGAAGAACATGGGCAGCCTTGCCGGTGAACGTGGCGAACAGCACCTTCCCAGCACCCTCAGCAAGGTGCTTGGCCAGTGTGGTCTTGCCGGTACCTGCGTAGCCGAAGAGACGGAAGACCTGCTGGCCGTCCGAACCCGTCTTTAGCCATCGACCTACCGCGTCCAGCGCGGACTGCTGTTGTGGGGACCATTGCATGGGCATCTCCTGAAACAGCCGCGTCGGACTTTCACCGACACTCCCGGACACGTTCCGGCGTGCTGAGTGTTACACCAGCGGCTATCAGCGTTTGCCTTAGTAACGCAGAAGGTTCTGACCTGTGGTTTAGGGCCTCGGTCGTCGTGGGCCATCAGGAGAGATCAGAACGGGATGTCGCCGCCCTCGCCAGCGTCGTCGTCGGTGGCCGTGCCCTCGGCACCCTTGATGGTGCCCGCGCGGACGCCCTTCGCCACCTCCGCCGCCTGCGGTGCCCACCACTTCCAGAAGTCACCGTCCGGGCGGATCAGCGACGCCATGAAGTCGTCGTTGGACGAGAAGCGGGCCACGAGGTTGTAGTAGTCGCCCTTCTTGCCCTTCTCCAGGACAGTCGTGAGCCGGAGTTGCGCCGCGAAGAGCGGCGGGCGCTTGCCCTGGGGCAACTTGTTGAAGGGCGACATGACATGCTCACGGGCCTTCAACTTCGTGCGCTCGAAGCCGATGATGGCCGGGAAGCCCTTCTTCGCGGCCATGTCCTCCTCAGAGAGGAAGACGACGCCGTACATATTGAACCGCTCGACCAGGAAGTTGCCCTTCTCCGAGCGCCACTTCGACTTGTTCGAGCCGAACTTCGCACGCGCAGTCTGGGCGACGGGGCCGTGGGGGTCGTGCTCGCCGACCGTCTCGCCCTTGCCGTCCAGCGAGGTCTTCTCGACGAGGGAGTGCTGCTCCTCGATGCCGATGAAGATGCAGCCCTTCTTGCCGTCGATCAGGGTATCGCCCAGCAGGAACATGCCGGGGCGTGCGCCCTCGACGTACTTCTCGCCGCCGTCCTGCACCGCCTGCGACAGCGGCTGGAGGACGGACAGGTACGGAACGCGCGTGCCCTCGCTGGCCAACTGGGTGCCCTGGCCTGCGTACTCGCCGTAGTCGAACACCGCGATCTCGCCCGCTTTGTTCTTCAGTTCGATGGACGTGTTGCTGGTCTGCTCACTCATAGTTCGGACTCCTTCATTCATCAGTCAAACTTCACAGTAATCGCCACCCCAACGCTGGGGTGCAGCGTCACTTCTTGGTCTTGAACTCGGCGACGGTCAACTCCCGCACGCCGAACAGGTCACGCGGCACGGACTTCTTGTCCTCGATCAGGCGCGAGAGGAGAGACTTCACCGTGGCAGGCTCGGCCCACCGCTCGCACTTCACCGACCGCTGGTACTCGTTCATCAGGTCGTTGACCACCTGCTGGGCCAACTCGCGCTCGTTGAGGTTGAAGGCGATCGTCACCTCGCGCTTCAGGATGTCGGCGTGGCCGTTCTGCTCCAGCCAGTCCCACGCCTCGTTGCGGCGAGCGGCAGGGATGGAGTTCTCGATCTTCTCACGCACCTTGACGACGATGCCGCTGTCGGTCGTGAACTCACTGAGTCCGGCTTCCTTCATCGCCTTGGGCAGGGCGTCCTGCACGACGGCCCGCAGTCGGTCCTTGGCCTTCTTCAGCGTGTCCTCGGCCTCGGCGATCTCTCGCTCGTAGCCCTGGGCCTCGCTGACGAGAGCATTGAGAACGGCACCGGCGTTGGCGATCGTCTCACCTTGTTTGCCGTAGTCGCCGTAGTCCGGCACTTCCTGATTGCTCATGGGTCGAACTCCTCTGTGGTCGAATGTACGATACCCTACGCACCCACCAGAACCGAGTCAAGTCCTCTCCAGGTACTCAGCCATCGCTCGGAGGCGGGCGGGGTCATCCTTTGCGTAACCGATGGCAAGATTGCACCGCTGGCACAGTAGCCCACGCACTTTGCCTGTAGCATGACAGTGATCGACATGCCAATCCCGTTGGGTATTCTTGTCTTTGCCGCAGGCCGCACAGCATCCGTTCTGGGACTTCAGTAAAGTCTCATAGTCCGATAACGTAAGTCCGTACTTACGAAGCCTTGCTCGCATTGATGCGGCTTTGCCTGCCTCAGAGCGGTTTCGCTTGTTCTGGTAGATGCGAACTCGCTCGGGGTTGTCAGCCTTCCACTTCTTGGCCCGATCCTTTCGCTCATCTGCTGTGCGAATGTAGTAGTCTCGCATGTACTGAGTTCGGTTAGCCATGCAGCCAGCCTCTCATTCGATCTCCCGTAATCTTCTGGGCCACGTCAAACTTAGACCGGAGAGCCTCAACTACACCCTCATCCACTGTGTCTTTGGCTACGATATCAATGTATTGCACGGGCCACCGTTGTCCGATCCGGTGGCACCTGTCTTCTGATTGAAGCCGTTGCTGGAGAGAGTACGAGTTGCTGTAGTATATACACGTCTTGCAGGCCATCGCCTCAGCCGCTTCGGGCGACTGATCGCCCAGGAGGGTCAGGCCCTCGCCGCCTGCGGCAGGGTTCGAGATGAAGAACTGAGCACCAGCCGTCTTGAACTTGGCCTTGGCCTCCTGGCGTCCGTTGTCGTCCACCGCGCCGTCGTAGCGAACGAAGGTCATCTTGCGCTTGGTCATCTCTTCGCAGATCAGATCAACGTCTCGCCGGAATCGGGTCCAGATGATGGCCTTGTGCGGCAAGTCTTCGCACACCTCCAGAAGGAGATCGAGGCGGGGGTTCTCCTTGCCGATGTCGATGATCGGCTCCCCTCGGGGGTCGTCGATGGCAACATAGCCGTTCGCCACCTGCTGGAGCCGCAGCATCTTCGTAAGCATCAGCGGTGCAGTCACGAGTTCGCCGGTGTCCAGGAAGGACAGCGCCTCCTCACGCAACTGGTCATAGACACGTCGCTGGGGCTGAGTCAACTCGAACCGCAGCACCTTGTAGAGTTTGGGCGGCAGGTCCAGCACGTCTTCCTTCAGCACGCGATCGCTGATCTCAGACAGCCATCGGTTGAGGAGTTCGAGGTTCTTGTAAGCGAGGAGTTCCGGGTACTCACGCTGCTTCCGCTCGCCGGTCTTCGGATCAGTGAACCAGCAGTAGCCTGTGCCCCATTCACCGAACTGGGTCTTGAAGCCTTCGTAGGAGGTGATGCCCTTCGACAGCCAGAAGCGGCCTTGCAGCCGACCCCTTGGGCCAATCACAGGATCAAGGAAGCATATCTGCGAGTAGATGTCGAATGGACCATTGGGCACAGGAGTGCCGTTGAGCACGCGACGGTAGGGAGCCAGCAGAGCCGCCTTGCACGAGAGCACCGATCGCCGCGCCGTGGGAGTCTTCAGTCGGGAAGCCTCGTCCGCTACGATCAGCACCTTCCGCTTCTGGAGGAAGAGTTTCGCCCAGGATCGCCCGCCCAGGACGGGTTCGAGCCGCACGCCGGGCTTCACAGGTCGGTCTTCCGTGTCCAGTGAGTCGAAGGACATGGCCAGCACTGCAAAGGTCGGGTGATCCAGGCATCGTTGCAACTCGGCCTGATGCCGCTTCGTCTCCAAGGCTGATGATCGCATGTAGCAGATGCCGGGATCGCCGAGTTCAACCGGCCAGTGTGACGGAATCTCGTCCGTGATCCAGTTGGCATGAACGCCGTTCGGCGCAAGCACCAGCATAGCGTCGATCTCGCCGCGAGAGTAAAGCCACGCGGCCTCCATGATGGTCTTGCATGACTTGCCAGTGCCCTGCTCCCAGAACGTCGCCCACTGCTTGCGGTCGCGTGTGTTGCGCCACCGCTCCAACTGATGGGGGAACGGATCGCGGGCAACGGGGCAGGCGTCAATGATCGGCACGGCTCTCTCCTCAGAACGGTAGGTCGTCTTTCACAGGCTGCTGGAAGGAGAACTTCTCCAGCGGCACGCCTCCATGACAGATCACGGCGTATGGGCAGCCCTTGTAGGCGGTGCAGGCTGGAGAGTTCTTCTCGTGGCCGGGCACGTCTCGCCACTGCGGGAGTTCGTACACCGTCCGCTGGCCCTGCATGGCAGGCACCACGCGATCGCGCCAGAACTGACGCACCTCGTCCGGCGTGACGGCCACCTCCGCAAACGTCACTGTCTCGTTGTCCAGGATGAACTGGTTGTGTCGCAGCCAAACCTTCTCCGGCTTTGCCAGGGTCAGCAGGTAGCCCGCGTAGATCATCATGGGCATGTCCTGCCGTAGGTCGTCGGCTGTCTTGGCCCACTTCTCCGAGGCGGCTGTCTTGTGGTCCTCCACGACGCCGGACAGGTCCAGGCAGTCGATGATGCCGCTCTGTTGGCTCGGGCCGACAGGCAGCAGGAACGAGTGCTCGATCAGCAGCCCTGGGCGGTACTTCAGCACGTCGCCCTTGGCCTTCTCGATCATCCGCTCCGCCTTCGCCGCCTCGTGCCTGGGCAGAGCCTTCGCCCAGTCCTTGGGCGCGTCGGTGCCGCCCAGGAAGGCAGCCGCGAGAAGGTGCAGGGCGGTGCCGAACTCCTGGCTGGTGTTTGAGGGAGCGTACAACTTGTGGCGCTTCTGGAAGTACCACGATCGGCTGCATCGCTCGAAGGTGACGCACTGGGATGGAGAAGACTTCACTTCAGAGTGACCTTCTGAATGGCCTCCGAGTATTCGTCTCGCGCCCAGGTGCAGTGCGAGCCTCGGTAGCCGGTGCGATCGTACCGCCACGCCTCGACGGACTTCATCGGCTCCCCGATGAGGCCCTGGTTGTGGTGCCAGGAGTCCACGTTGCACAGCGCCGGGTTGGTGCGGACAGTCACGCCGTTGGTGGGAGTCAGGCTCTCGAACTCAGCCACTCGCTTCTGGTGCGTGTGGCCGATCTGCACCTCGCGGTAGGTACACTGGCTCCAGACATCGCGGCATTCGGTAGAGAGGATGAGCGAGAGTTGCTTGGCGTTCGCACCCTGGCCGTGGTCGAACCCGATGAGCGTACCGCCGAAGGTGACGTACTTCCGGGGATTGGCACTCAGGTCGAACGTCACACGGTCATCGGAGCGGAACCGCTGGCTCAGCGCCACGCACAAGGCGTAGGACGAGTGAAGGTCGTGGTTGCCGGGGGTGTAGACGACATGGACCTTGGGCGTGATCTCCAGCGCCCGCTCGATCATGTAGATCAGGCAGCGAAGGCCGGAGGTGAGCACCTTGGCGTACCGCCCATCCGCGTCCAGGTGATGCTCACCGAACGTCGTCCGCTGGCGCACGTTGTCATAGTGCATGAAGTCGTTGCCGATTGGCATGACGATCTGCTCGATCGGGTAGGGTGCGAGTTCCACCACCATGTCGTCGATGCTGTTGGTGATGCGGCTGATGGCCTTGGTCAGGTCCATCGACTCGCCCACCTCGCTCGCCCAGGCGTACTGGCCGAGGTGCGCGTCCCAGAGGCCCCAGCAGACCATCTGTCCCTGGCGGGCTTCGCCAGTGCGGATCAGGCCCTTCAAGGAGGGCTTCGGCAGCGGCTTGACGTGCTCGCGGAAGAAGTCCAGCAGCATGAGTTGCAGGGACTCGCCCATGATCCGCTTCCACGTCACCGTGGTCTGGAACAGGGCCACCTTGCCGGGCTTGGTGGTGGCGGTGCCCGTCTTCTTGTCAAAGACCTTCTCGGCCTTGTAGAAGCCCTGCCACTGGTTCGTCTTGACGTGAACAGGAGTCCACACCTTCTGGTCGATGCCGAAGAGGGCAGCCATCTCAGCGACCGTCAGCGGCTTGTCCGGCGTGACGATTGACGTGTCTCCGTCGAACTCGCCACGCGAGTCCACCGGGATGTTCACCTCTCCGGGCAGGTCTTTCGACTTCGAGTCCCGGAAACCTGAACGAACCTTGCTGACGGTGCCGACCGCCACCTTCGCCACCTTCGCAACCTCTCGGTTGGTGAGGCCGCTGTCGATCAGTTCGAGAATCTCGCGCTGCTTGGCGGCAGACAGTTTGGGGGTGGGCATACTATGGGTGCTCCTCTGGAGGGTGATGACTTCGGTTCTTCTGACGCATGGCCGCAGTCAGGAGCATCTCAGTGAGCCGCTCCAGGTGCGCCGCCGTTCGAGAGTTGGACTCGCTGGTGGCCTCGTTCGCTCGGGCCGCGTCAGCGTTGGCCCTGGCTGCGATCGCGTGCTGCTTGGCAGCCTCTTCGTTCGCCTTGGCCATTGCCGTCTGCTGCTTCATGCCGGGCAGGATGATAAACCGCCACCCGAGGTAGAGCACGGCCATGACGACGACAACCGCGATGAGCACGGAGCCGCCGTCGCGGATCAGGTTAGCAGCAGTCTCGGCGTGGCTCGGCTCCATGACGTATTCTACTCCTGCTTGGCTGAGCGGGCAAAGTACGAATCAGTAGGTCAGGACGGCATAGGCGATGCTGGTGCCACCGAAGACGAGTTCCAGGAACGTCTCTGAATCGGTCGATCCGGCCTGGGTATGTCGCACCTCGATGATGTCGGTGGCCGTGGCAGAGAACGTGCCGGTGGTGTTCCCGGAAGTGACCACGCTGGTCCAGGAGCCGCCGTTGAGCCGGTACTGGACATTGCCCGAGGCGAGAGCCGTTCCAATGTTCACCGTGTAGGTGCCCGTGCTCGGGGCCGTGAAGTCTGCCGAGTCTATGTTCTGGGCCAGCACTCCGAAGTTGAAGTCGCCCGAGAGGAGGGTGGAGTTCACGTCGAAGTCCCAGTCCAGTGTCTGGAGAGCCTCGCGGGTCACGCCGTCCAGCGTGTGCCGAGTCTTTACCAGCGTCCGCAGGCGGGTCGGCAGGACGCCCGCAGTGAAGCGGAGGATTCGGGTGCGGCTGAGGTTGATGGACGCCGTGCCGCCGTTCCAGGGCGTGGTGAAGAGGAGCGTGTTGGTGCCGGACGGATCGTTCCGCACCTCGATGGCGTACTGCGTGGTGTGGGCCGAAGGGAAGTCAGAGGGAACCGTCTCATTGGCTACCGCCGCAGCCTCATCTGAGTTGCGGAAGTCTCGTCGCAGGTATCCGACAGCCAAGCCACGACCGTCCAGCCCGGAGCCGAAGAGGTTGTCCAGAGACTGCGCCGACGCGGGGTAGACGCTCGCGTTGACGGTCAGTCGCACGGGCGGATACGGGCGACGCCCACGGTTGTTCATTGTGCGGCTGATCGCGCTGGCGCTGGCCTCGGGGAGCGACTGGGTTGGGCTGCGAGGCAGCAACTTGATGTCCACGTTGCCGCCAGGGGTGAATGCGCGGTCGGTCAGGTTGCCGAAGAGAACCCAGACCCGTGCATCAGTGGCGTGCGCCGCTGGAACCGTATCCAGCAGCCCACGGTAGCCGTTCGTGCAGGAGAGGTTGCCGCCGCTCGGGGCCAGATTGCGGAAGGCGAAGAACTCGTTGTCGATCAGGATGAGTCCAGACAGTCCCTGCCCAATGTCCTCGGCGGTGTAGGTGGCGTTCAGCAGTTCCTGGAGGAAGGTGAGCGAGTCCGGGTCCGGCACGATCGTGAGGCTGATACTGCCCTGCGTGCCGGAGGCTGTGATGCCTGACAGCAACTTCCCAGCCACGGTGAAGTCGGCGATGTCGCCTGCATCGGTGTACGATCCCGAGCCGGGGCGAGACACGATGTCCATGTCCACGGCACTGTCGCCCTGGTAGCGAGCGCCACACCAGATGCGGTCCAGCACACCGGGCTGGTCGGAGAGCGTGACGAACTTGCGTGGGGCCTCGAACACCAACGAGTCACCAGTCGGGATGGCCGTCACGTTCTGCGGAGGCGGAGTCCAGTTGGTGGAGCCGGGAGCCGCGAACACTCCCGTGTCGAACACGAAGATGTCCTGCACCAGCGTGACAGTGATACGGCCCTCGTCCAGTTTGCCCAGGTCGATCTTCGTGATGCGCATGGGCAGGTCGGTGAATCCGAGATCGGGGTCGGTCCACCGCACCACGTCGCCGGGGTTGTGGTCCCAGAGATCGCGGTTGACGACGAGTTCGGCCCGAGCCATTGGGATAGCCAACGTGCGCAGGTACCGCCACGCGAGCGTGTTGGCGAGAGCGCCGTTCTTCACGCCGGGGTACGTCACCTCAACGCTGACCACCTTATTGCCCTGAATCTTGACGTTCGCCATGTCCTGGGCAGAGGCATACGTCTCCTTGTAGTCCAGGGCGCGGTTGTCGAACTTCACGAGGACGCTGTTGGCCGTATCCGCCCAGGCTCCGCGAGAGAACTGGCTGATCTCCAGCACGTTCGAGGCATTCAATGCTCGCTTCGTGGACAGGGTGTAGCCGCCGCGAGCGAGGTTGACTCGCCACTTCCCCGTGGTGCGGTCCAGGTACACGATGCCGTCGATCTGCTGCTCAACCAGTCGCAGGAGTTCCTGTGCTTCGATCTTGTTG